CCCTTGCATGGCGGGAGCGACGAACCCCGGCAACATAGGGCATGCCTGGGTGAAGGCGCTCTGGATCGACAAGAAGCCGGCTAGCGGAATGGATCATCCGGACCAGTACGATCCGACGGATTACGACTTCATTCCGGCTCGTGTTACGGATAATCCGATTTACGCGGCGGATGCGAATTATGTGAAGACGCTACGAGCGCTTCCATCGCATCTGCGGCGCGCATTCCTTGACGGCGATTGGGACGTTTTTGCGGGCCAATACTTCGACCGGTTTGACCCGGCTTCGCATGTCGTCCGAGCCGAGGAAATTGATTGGCGTCCCTGGTGGCCACGGTGGATTTCGGTCGACTGGGGATTTGAGCATCCTGCAGCCACTTACTGGCACGCTGTCGTGCCACCGGGGGCCTTTGGCGCGGTCGGACAGGACGAAGGCGCTCGGGGAGTCGTCACGTATCGGGAGTTCGTGACCCACCGCACTGCGCCGCGTGAGCTGGCACGGGAGATTATCGCGCGCAGCGTTTGCTCGGGTGGGGCCGCGAGCGATCGCGAAAAGATTGACGCGATCTACCTTTCCCCGGACGCCTTCGCGCGCCGGACAGACGAAGCGTCCATCGCCGAGCAGATGGGGGACATCTTTGCCGAGGCCGGGTTTCCGCGTCCTATTCCAGCTGACGATGATCGCGTAGGCGGCTGGATGTTGATGTACCAGATGCTTGACGCGAACGAGTGGCTCCTAACTGACAACTGTATCGAGCTGATCCGCACGTTGCCGACGTTGGTCCGTGATCCGGCGCGCGTTGAAGACGTCGAGAAGATGGAAGGCGATGACCCGGCGGACGCCGCCCGGTACGGCTTGAAGTCGCGATACGGCACGCGTCGCGGCGGGCACAGGCAGGTGCCGTTCGAGCAGCGCCTTGCCGAGCGCGTCACCTCCGCGGACCCGACAGTTCGAGCCATCCAGGCCCGTAGGGCCCAAATCGAGGAGTATCGCCGCACCCAGCCGGTATCGTTCTTGCGCCGTCGGCCACGAGCGTGATTCCGGGAAGGTTCAGAGCGCTGCGTTTTCGGGAGGGGACCTAACGTGCTGATACGGGATCTTTGGCGTCGCATCAGCCGAACGCGTTACACGCGGTCGCTGGAGGCGGAGGTGGCGCGGTTGCGGGTCGAGAACCAGGCCCTATTGAATTCGATTCTAGGCATAGCGGGTGTCCCGCCAATCCTGGTGAGTCAGGAAGCTCTCAAAGCCGAGCAAGCAGGAGAAGCCGTCGCCCCTACGCGGGGCAATCAGTTAGCCAGCGGCAGAGTCCTAAGGCGGCGTTCGTGGCAGCAGGTCAACCGCATGCGGGAGATCGATTCGTCGCGAAAGGGAACGCCCTCCGCATGACGCGGCTCAGGATCAGAAGTCTCTGGAGTGAATGGAGCCAGGGGCGCGCGTGTCGAGGGCTCATCCGATAATTTCTGGGCATTCTTCACGGGAGGAACCATGCCATTCATTCGAGGGCGTTATCACATTAACCCGGTTGTGGGTCAGGCGCTCGAGGCCGCGCGTCAGCTGGAAGAAGCGATGCAAGAGCCCGCAGGGCAAGGAGAACCCAGCGAGTCGGGTGTCGACGACCGAGATTCTTCTGTCCTTACTGGAGCAAAGGACGATCGGGACCCGATCCATCGCGTTGAGATCGAAACGGCAGAAACGGCGCCGTCTCACTCAGGCCGTGGCGAGCACGGTTTTGTCGCAAGAATTCACCGCACGGCAGTTTCCGGCAGGGCGCCTGAATCCGGATCCGCGCCTGCTTTCAGTGTACATGGTGCGGCGTCGGGAAAACCCGAAACACGGGTGTTCTCCGACCACGACGATCTGATTGACTTTCGTCGGAACGAGTTCGCGAAAGGTTGTCGGCAATAGAGGCCTCGCGGGCTCTACTACGGCCCTGAAGTTCCGGTCCAAGGTGGTTGCTACGGCCCTTCGCGTTTACCCAAGCCCGAGTTTGCTAGAATGAGCGATCGAGGGCACTGGGCTTGAACGTCTGGGGAACTTCGAGTGGTCGAACGCGCCGGTGGCAGCGGCGCAGAGACTTTAGAGTGCCCGTGCCGCTCTATGTGCGCCTCACGGTCCTGACTCTATCAGTAACGCTTGGGGGGACGCTCGCCTGGCACGGCGCGCGACTTGCCCTTCATCCACGCGGCCGTTCACTGGGCACGCCAGATCGGCTGCCGCCGGGTCCGGCATCCCCCGACTCTGCGGTGCTCGAATGGCAACGCGACGCCCTTGAATCCATCGAGACCGGCGTTCGAGAAGCCAATAAAGGCAACATCACTGCCGCCGAGGTCGCAGTTGATCGTGCGGGCTCGGATATCGAGGAAGCCCGCGTGCAGGCGCACGCGCCAACGCCTGACTTTTTTGAGGTGGCAAGCGCGGCACTTGATCGCGTTCTGCAACAGCAGCCAGAAAACGCAAGGCTTTTCGAGCATGCCACGATTGCACGCATTGACCTTGCGCAGCTGCGATCGACGGTTTCTGGGCCGAGCCACCTGCACGCAAGCGCTTCGACACCGGATCCAAGCGAAAACAAGAGTACGGCAGGTTCCAGCACGGCCGGATCCGGGTCCGTCGGCCCGGTAGCTTCCGAGAGGCGGAGCTTGGTGATCGCGGCACCCCGGGAAATTGCGGCCAACCATGCCTTGAATCCCGAGGCGCTTGGCAGCGATTCGATCGACGCTACACTCATGCCCCAGACGGCGGAGATCCTGCTGCCGCCTTCGACCCGTCTCTTCGTCGACAATGTGCGCGTTGAGAACTTGCGACTCGAGGGCGCATCGCAGACGCTCGATGGAATTCATTGGAAGAACGTAACCTTCGTTGGCACTAGGCTGCGCTACGAGAGCGGGGAACTGGATCTGAGAGACGTCCGGTTTATCCGCTGCACATTCGGTTTCACCGCTGATGAGCGCGGCTCGCGGTTAGCCAATGCAATTGCACTCGGCCAGACATCGCTCGTGATCGATTAGCTTCCCGTAAACCGTTCCCAAGGCGCTAGATTCACGAACTCGGTCTTCCGGCCTCATCTCTTCCTCCCTCCTTCCTGCCGGCACGACCACTCATAGAGAGACACGAATGTCCATCGACAAGAACTATGCGGTAGCGGATCCGGCGATCGTGCCGGTCGAAGGACCAGTGCGGCCAACGAGTGTAGTGCCACCACCCGGGGGCGCAGCAGGGAGTCGTCGAGATACGCCTGCGGGCGATTCGCGCACTTCGCCTGCTCGCCCCAACCCGCCCGTGGAACGCGAAGACCAGAGTCTGTACGGTGCGAACAACGAACAACTGCCGGAGCGACTGCAAGACGCCCTGCGGCGGCTCGTCTTTCAGTACTCGTTCGAATCGGAGTCGACGCGGCGACAGGAAGTCCGACGTATCAAGCAGGCGCACCAGTTCTGGCGTGGGCTTCAATACCTCTGGTGGAACGAACGCGACCAGAACTGGCATCTGCCCTTCGAGCAGAAACTCATGGACAACACTTCGCTCGAAGACCTGCCAAGGTACGAGTTTGTCACAAACATTTATCAAGCGTTTGGGCTGTCTTTGGTTTCAGTCCTGTCGCAGGACGTGCCGCGCGTCCGATTCTTCCCCGCGTCAGCACAAGCAGAGGAGGACGTTGCAGCGGCGAAAGCGGCCACGGAAGTTGCCGGGCTCGTGGAGCGCAACAATCGCATCGGCAATCTGATTGTCGAGGAAGCATTCAATCTCTGGACGGACGGAAAAGTCGGTGCCTATGTCCGGTATGTGGTGGACGGTCAACGCTTCGGGTTTCACCCGGAGACCGAGATCGGCGCCAGGGAAGTAAAGGTCGGCGATGGCGTTTACGTGTGCCCGGAGTGCGGCGCAGAAACGGAAGCAAGCAGTCCGGATGCGGTGGGCTCTTACGCGGACCTGACCCCGACTACCGAGAATCCCACACGCACCGGCTTGGAGACAGCCAGCACGAACGATGGCTGCTCGCAATGTGGGGCTCTGCTGACCGAAAAGGATTTCGTCACAGAGGAAGCGATCACGGTGCCACTAGCGCAGACAAGGCTCCGGGTGCCAAACGGTCAGGAGGTCATCACGATCGTCGGAGGTCTGGAGCTGAAGACGCCGCCGTGGGCAAACGAGATGCACGAGTATCCGTATCTGCAGTGGAACATGGAGGTCCATCAGGCTCGGCTTCGCGCCGCATATCCGCACGCTGCGGACAAGATAGGGCCGCCTGTGGCGAGCGGCGCACAGGAATATGAGCGGCTCGCAAGGCTGGCACAGTCCCAGGGCGGCCCGCTGACCGAAGGCGGAGACTTCAACGTCAATCTGATCACATTTCAGCGCACATGGCTCCGGCCGTGGGCCTTCTTTGCGCTGGATGACAAATCCCTGCGCGACGAGCTGCTGCAACTGTTTCCTGATGGCGCCTACGTTGCGTTTGCCGGCGACGCCTACTGCGAATCACGCAATGAAAACATGGACGATCACTGGCGGGTGCTGCACGCCCTGCCGGGCGATGGATCAAGCGGCCGACCGGCACTGGGCGACGTCCTAATCAGCGTCCAGGAGCGCTTTAATACGCTGTCAAACCTACAGATAGAGACATATGAATACGGCATCCCACCGATCTACGCCGACAGCGAGGTGCTCGATTTCGATTCGTTGCAGAACCAGACCGCGGAGCCTGGCGCCCATTACCCGGCTCGGGCGAAGCCTGGACAGTCACTCGCGGCGGGGTTCTTTCAGCCGGAGCCGGCAGAAGTCCCGCCCGATCTGGCCCAGCACGCGGCCGCGCTGATGGGACCTGTGGCGCAATTCCTCACTGGAGCGTTTCCTGCGCTCTTTGGCGGCGCCATGGCGAACAACGACACGGCCGCAGGCTACGCCATGGCGCGAGATCAGGCGATGGGGCGTATCGGTCTTGTCTGGCGGCGAATGAAGTTCTTCCATTCCGACGTGATGCTCTTGGCGGTCGATTGTTTTCGAAAGAATCGGCCCCAGGATGTTGAGGTAACCCTGCTCGGCGCGGGTTCGGCGTTTGAATCAAAGTGGATCCGGCTCGCAGACTTGAAGGGCAACCTGTTCAGTTACCCGGAGACGGATGAACAGTATCCGACCCTCTGGTCACAGCAACGAGCAGTGCTATTGCAGTTGATTGCAAACCCAGATCCACAAATTCAGGCAGTGCTCGCGCATCCGGAAAACATGGCCCTTGTGAAAAGACTCGTCGGCCTCGAGGAGCTTGTCATTCCGGATGAAGAATCCCGCACAAAACAATATCGCGAGATCGCGCAGCTCGTAGCGGAATCACCCATCGTGAAGCGCCACGACGCGAGCGGGGTCGAAGTAATGCTGCCGAGCATTGTGCCGGATGAGTTCGCGGACAATCACGCCGTGGAGCTCGATATCTGTTTGCGTTGGTTCTCGTCAGATGCGGGACAGGTGGCGAAGATCGAATCGCCGGCAGGCTACGCTAACGTACGTGCACATGCTTTGTTTCATCGCGACTACTTGCGCAAACAGCGAGCCGGGCAGCCGGCAAACGTGTAACGGTCAAGAAGAGGTGCGAAATGTCGCTACTGCGCTACAGCGTACGTTCGATGGCGCTGTTCTGAACCCGGGCACCGTAGACGCTCTTCTGAGTGCGTGGCGGCGCCACGAGCCTGACTACGTGCAGGAGCCGCTCCGGCTTAAACGGCTTTGCCATGCAGACAACGGCACCCAGCTGGTGGCTGGCGGCATAATCCGCGGGCTGAGCCGAACGCGTCAACAGGATCACGGGTACGTGCTGGAGACGATCATTGCGCTTGATGATGAGGCAAAGGTCGTGGCCGCTCATCTCTTCGCCTTCGACTTCCGCGAGGAACACCGACGGCACCGTTGTCTTCAACACCTCGAGAGCGGCACGTGCCGACGGCACAATGATGACGTGGTAGCCGTCCTGTTGAAGGAGGTTGCGCATCGTATCAGCGGCGCGCTGATCAGGCTCCACGGCCAGAACGGTCGTCATCTGCTTTTCCTGCGCCGACGAGTCCTTGGCGGGGAGCGCGGCCGGATCAGACGCCCCTTCCCCGGCAATGCTCTTCGCCGCGGCAAAGTGCACGGCTACTGCGAAAAGACCATCGCCTTGCTCGCTTACGCGCACGACTTCGGCGTTCTGGGATTGGTTCAGCGCAGACGCGGCCGTGGAATAGGGGAAGGTGACTTCGAGACGCTGGCCCGTTGAGTAGCCCGCCCGCGCGGCCACAAAGAGCAGGCCGTCACGGGAGACGTCAATGCTCGTGCACACTTCCTCGAAGGATTCCTGGAAACCGACCGCACGGACATGAACTTGCGCGGAGATCTTCGCGCGCTTCCGCCTTCTTCGTTCGACGCCGTTGGGGCCACAAATACGCGATCCTGCTTGACCGATTTTTGCCTCTGCGGAGGCGATCGTCGTACTCGTACTCATACACCACCTCAGATTCTGCGGGCGCTTGCCATGGAGGGTTGGCCGGTTCGTTCTTTCCCGCTCTGATCATAGTCTTGCAGACGGGAGAATAAATGGGGAATAGTACGTTGGTTTCAATTTGAGATAACTGTCGGTCCTGTTTGCACAGGGCGACGTTCCCCGGCGCAGCCAGCCGGAGGGATTTTGTACGTGACACGCAGGGAGACGAGCTGTGGTGAGGGCTCCTCTCGGAGGAATTGTCTCATGGCAACCGCAACGGGAGCCGTGCAGGAAGGCTCGTCTGGCCGCCCTTCTTCGACGCAAGGCGGCTCCCAAGCGCAGCGCTCTTCGAGGACTCGAGCGGCTTCGGGAGATGCTCAGTCTCGCAGCCAGCAGGCTACAGCCCGCAACGCCACCGACGACGAGATTCTAGAGATTGGCGCAGGCTCCAACGACGGGGCGCGCCCGAAGCAGCTCGAATTCGACTGGAATGCCCCAGCTGCCGGTGATCAACGGCTCTCGGACCCTGAGGAGAGTCGGAGCCAAGAATCCGGCGCGAGCGTTCCATCTGAGTTGGGTGCAATCTTCGAGACCAACCCGGAATTGCGTCGGGCTTGGGAAGACGCCATAGCGTATCGGGAAATGTTCCCTACGCCCGACCAGGCACAGGCGGCGAGCGCGCGATTGGCGGATCTCGACCGAATGGACGCGCTCTTTTTCTCCGGGCGGCATGAGGATCATGCGGAACTGGCGCGAGCCGTAGCTGCGTTGGAGCCGACGGCATTTAAGTCTCTCGCCCGAGCGATGGCTGAGTTGGCGACAAATCCCCAACAACGGCAAGAGGCTGGAACCGATCTGAGAGAAAGTCGTAGCACCTCACAAGCAAACGCTGACTCGGAGGCGCGTCTCACTGTGCCAACCGGGCGCGGCCTCACTCCGTCCGAGTCCGAGTTCCTCCAATCTGCTAATGCGGCCACAGTGGAAGCCGTTCTCGACGCAATCGAGTCTCAGGTCGGGCGTGTGCTTCCGGAAGAAATCTCGAAGAGGGCTCGGAACCGAGTCGTCGGAGAAATCTACCGCGAACTTGATGCAGCGTTACATTCAAATCGCGAATTGGGACGACAGATGCGTGAGGCGTTTCGCTCCGGGGCTCGTGATGCGGAACATCAGCGCGCGATCGTCTCCTTGGTCGCCGGGCGGGCGCGGCAGGCCCTACCGGGCATAGCCAAACGGGTGCTCAATGAGTGGACGTCCACGATTGTCGCAGCGAATCATGACCGTCGTGCCCGCCAGCGCATGGCCGAACGCCGTGTCGACATCACGGGGTCCGGTAGAACCGGGAGTGAAGGGCATCGTCCGGTCACGCCACGCGACATCGATTACGCAAGGATGTCGGACGCAGACATACTAAACCTTTAGATCCGCACTAGCTGCGCAGATAAAGCCCGCCCTCACAGAGTTAGGGGCAAACGCGACCACCGCGACAGATTCGACCCAGCCCGACAACGTCCGAGGAGGACACCAGCAAGAACGTCGTGCTCTTCCGTTGAGTGCGACCCATCGATTCCGAGTCCAAGGGAGAATCACACAACATGGCACAAATGCAAAACGCGCAATCCGTTGCGCTGCAACTTGAGAAGGTTCGCGACAAACTTCCCCTGCTTTACGAGCGCGATGACATCCTGCTGACGATGATTCAACAACGTGGCGACGTCGAACGCGTCAGCTCTCGCAACATGCGGCTCCCCTTGCAAATCCGTCCGGGCGGCAAGGCCGGGCTTGCAAACATGGACGGCGGCGACCTGGGCCGGGGGTCCGGGACCATTTACGACGTGGCGCAGGTGACGCCCGTCTTCTTCCGGCACGCCGTCGAAATCACGAAGCTCGTGGAATACGCGAGCAACGCTCCCGAGAAAGCGGTCGAAAACGCCGCCAAACGCGAAGTCAAGAACGCGATGGCCCAGTTCCGTTCGTTTCTTGACAAGGTGATGCAGACAAACGGGAATGGCGTTCTTGGGACAATCAGCTCGGTCACGACCACGGGTTTGCCGTCGGGAGTCGCCGCGCAATTTACGATGGCGAAGCCTCCGGGGGCACAACTTTTCTACTTCAACCAGACCGTGCAGGTATACGATCCGACGCTCACGACGAACCGCGGATCAGCGAACGTCCTGCTGGTTGACCCGTTCAACTCGCTCGTTCAAGTCGACAGCCTCCCGTCCGGCACGAGTCCAAACGACGTAATCGTTCACGATGGGCTAACCGGGGCCCAGCCCACGTCGCTGTTTGGGATTCTGTATCACCAGACGAACGCCACAACCGGTACGTGGCTGAACTTGAATCGTGCGACCTATCCGGTCGAGCTCGCGACACCGGCCGTGAACGGAAATAACTCGGCTCTAACGCCAGGCGCCGTACGCCTCGCGATCAACAAGGTACGGAAATCGTTGGGTTCGAATCAGGTGTCGAAACTCATTGCCTACACTTCGCTCGAGCAAGAACACCAGTGGGAGCAGCTAGGCGTAACCATCTCGCAGATCATCAAGGAGGGGGCCGGCGGCCGCGCGAGCGATCTAGACCTGCTGTTCACCGGCGATAAGTCCATGGCCGGTGTCCCGATCAAGTCAAGCATTAACGCGAACTCGACGCGGGTCGACTTCCTTGATCTCTCGCATTGGGGACGCGCCGTCATGCAGGACATCGACTTCTACGACGTCGGCGGGCAAACCGTGTTCCCGATCTACGGAGCAAGCGGCGGCCTTGCGTCGGCCTACATCTTCTACTTCGTTACAGGCTTTCAGGTGTGGAACGATTCGCCACGCTCGGGGGCTTACATCAACAACCTCGCGATCCCGTCGGGCTACTAGGGATCCTTGGTTCAAAAAGACCACGTAACGAGCAAAAGGGGCGGCTTTGCAGCCGCCCCTCAATATCCAACAAACAGTTCTTCAAAACAGTCGAGTCTGCCTCAATTGAGAAATTCAATCTTCTGAAAGGTAAACGTCACGCTTTCCTTGGGCTTATCGCCGGATGCTGTTTGCAGGGAGGTGACCATCACGTCTCTGAGAATGAAGTGGCTGTGGGAAGATCCTCCCGTTAGAACGACTTCCACCTCGGAAAGACTCTGACCATGGTCGGTAGCCTCGTGCAGAAGCGGCGAGGCTTTGTCTATTTCTTTGGTGATTGTGATGGGCTTGTGCATGCGCTTGCCCGCCGCCATCCCGGAAGCCTGGTCTCGCGGGGCAACCGTGCCCGGCTTGACTTGGGCCCCAGGAGCACCGGTCCTTGTGGCCGTCAGCTCTGAAACGGAAGGAGAGCTCGATTCGCGGTCAGCCGCACCGTCGTTTGGTGATGGGACGTTCGAGACGCTCCGAATGACAATCCAATCTTTGTACATAGGATTGGTGGAAGCGCCGCTCATTTGCCCCTTAGGTCCGACAACTCGTAGGTACCCGGCATCCTGAGCAGAAGCTCTGCCGGCGAAGATTCCAGCAGCAAGGACGCACATGAACGCCGCTAGACACATCCTTTTCAAGTTCCCAAGTTCTTGAGCACCGTTTGCATTGCGCATTTCGGACACCCTCCGGGAAAGCGAGATGTCACTATTCTCGCGCGTCTGGAGCCACCCACAAGGCGATACTCCTCGGCTTGTGCCCGGAAACGCACGTGAGCCTTTTACAGCCTTACGAATCTCGCTTTTTCGCACATCCCTGAATGATCTACGTTACGCGCGAAACACATCAAACACCGCCCGAGGTGGAGAGACGAGTCACCTGCGCCGGCGGCCTTAACCGTTTTGACGAGCCGAACTTCCGAGTTGTGTGGGGCGGCTCGCGTCTGACGTTGGTAGGCGGGCGGTGGACAGACCGAGATGCACATGACAACGTGGTCCGCGAAGTTGTGGAGCTGCGGCGAGTGCCAAAGTATCTGCCCGTGGAGCGCTGGCACATTGAGCGTTGGATGCCGCCCGAGGCATACGGCCTCCCCGACGATTGGCACGCCCGAACGATCGAGGTTGAAGACGGGGCACGAATTCCAGCGCTCGGGCCTTATCCCTTGCGGGGCGAATATGAGCATTGCTTTACCCTGGAGAATCAGAGGGGCGAGTTCGTAGCCCTGACGCCCACTGCCTGTGACTGGATTGTGCGCGCAATCGATTGGGCTCTTAGGCAGTCAGTCGTGGCGAGGCGAGCGGCGCTTGCCAAGCGCGAGGAAGGCCGCGAGCGCGACTGGGATCGCCGACTCGACGACATCCTGAACGACACCGGTCCACGGCCGCAAGCCTCAGCCCCGTAGGGCCTAACTTCGTAGCAGGCCCCGTCGAATTGTATTCGAATAGCGAAAGGGGATCTCACCTAGATGGCAACCATTCAGCAGACAACCAGGCGCGACATTCTGGTCGAAACCCAAACGAAGGGCGACGCGGCCGCAACGGCTTCGATTGCTTCGATCTCCGACCAAGACTGGTACATCTCACGCACGCACGGTGTCTATCACATCCCGGCATGCCCAAAGGGCCTGCAGTACGCGCTTTTGCTGATAACTCCCAGGGGTGACGCGCTCGACCTTGGCGACAACCGCCGGTTCCCGTTCACGATTTCTGCGCGAGAGATCGCCGATGACCTCCTCCAAGACCTCCACGATCACGGGATCTTTCTTTGCGCGGGCGCCCGCCCCACGGCGGAGGAGCTGGCTGCGGCGACGGTCCGCCGCGACGCGTTCTATCAACGGCTCGTAACTGATGGCGACACGATGTGGGCGCGGGGCCATTCCTTTCGCGAGATCTCAGACCTCCACCGCCGGGCCGCGATTGCACTCGGGATCGAACGCGAATGGGCCTACGTGCCAGTGCGCATGATTGATTGCCCGGCCTGCGGTGAGAAGGTAAAGCCGGGAGTGGCCGTATGCAGACACTGTCGTGCGATTCTCGACGTGGAAAAGGCAGCGGCGCACGGAATTTCCTCCTTGAGGGTCGACACAGGGCGGACGCCGAACGACGACAGACCGAGCTCTAGCGTGGGAGGGACGCACAGTGGTGGCAAGGCGGCGACGTCCGCACAGAGCGCACCTACTGGGAGCGGGCGCCAGTGAGCGTGTACCGCAAAATAGCGCGAAGGCTGCAGCTTGGCGTTTGGTTCAATCTTTGGGAACCGCTGGCCCGAGCGTTACGACTGGTGGGTGTGCTTGCAGCGACGGAAGCCGGCAAGTATGAGGAACGACAGCCCTAGCGACAACAAGGTCGAGCCGGCTGGTTCAGGGGTGAGGACTGCGTTTCCGGAGACGACATAGTCGCGGGCTCCGCCGACAAGGACGTTCGACGGAGCGATGAACGAAAACGACGATGGAGGCGAGGTGAGGGGGAACCGAGACCACACCAGGCCGAGAATATTCGACATATTCGTCAAATCCGTAGCATTGAAGCTATTCTGCGAAGCACTGCCGCCGATGGAGCATGGACCGTTCACACTCACCGGACAAGTGAAAGTGACGATCGAGGATCCGTCTGTGAAAACAATATCCGCCGACCTGATCGCGCCGGTCTGCTCATCATATGTAAATTGACCGGACAGAGAGCCGGACTGGAGCGTGGCTGTGAGATCGTATGAAACGAACGTGTCAGCATAAGCGGGAAGTGGCAAGAGCAGGGTTACGAACGCCAGCGCGCAAAGCAGCGCTACGAAACTCTTCACTCCTATGACTTTCATTGGCCCCTCCCGACTAACTGCTCAGACAAGAATTGTCATTCAATGTGCCACACCGAACCAACGACATAAGTCGTAGCAGATCGATTTCCAAACTCTAAGTGTCCTGTTTTCAGTACGCGATTCGCTCGAGTCCGGCGGTTCCAGGAATGAAGTTCGCCTGATGTGCAACTGTTTGCCTATCTAGTTTCAGCTTGACTCCTCAACGATCGGGTGGTACCGAACCATCGGTGAGCCGCATTCTTGAGCGGCTTGACAGAACGTTGGAGAGGTCCCACTGATGAGGCAAGACACAATGAAACCAGTCATATTGCTGAGCGTCGGCCTCGCCGCCATCGCGGCGGCGTTGGCCACGGTCCCTGCGACAGCGTGGGGGCAGGGCTCGCGGAAAGACGATATTGTCCTCAGCGCGTCGGGGCATCCCGTGGCCGGGGCGACTATTCGCGTCTGTCAGGCAGGAGCAACGGGTACTCCCTGCAGTCCGCTCGCGACCGTCTACACAGACGCCACTCTTTCGGTGCCTGCAGCGAATCCCCTTCAAAGTGACGGGATTGGCAATTACCACTTTTATGCGCCCGCGGGTCGCTACGAGCTGCAGATCTCTGGCCCCGGTATCACGGGAACGCGAACATATTCCGATGTCATTCTCGCTCCAGACGTTTCTTCGTCAGGTGCGGGAAACAACATCTCCGCGTTCGGCTTGACCCTTGGCGGCAACCTGAGCGTTGGGGGCAATGCAACCGTCAACGGGACGCTCACGGCCACCAACTTCAATCCAGGAGCCTTCACGCCAAGCTCATTAAGCGTTTCGGGAAATGAGACGGTTGCAGGTCCACGTCCGCGGACTGACGTCACGGCCTTTGGAGCGAAGGGTGACGGAGTTACAGACGACACGGCCGCCATACAGGCGGCGATCAACACCGTCTGTGCGGAGGATCTTGGTCACAAGTCGACATTGTTCTTTCCGCCGGGGGGCTATCTGGTGTCCCAGCCCCAGACTCCGTCGACGAGCCCGGTGTTCACCGGCCTTTGCGGCGGGCTTGTCATCGAAGGCTCCGGAGCCAACGAAAACGCCCAGTTTGGGATGGCTCCGATGAGCCACATTTATGTCCGCGTGGGTAGCAGCCCGAACGCCGCCGCAGTGTTCGCTCCGAGCGGTGTGGAAGGGATGATCTTCAAGAACATTGAGATTCAGGCATACAACGAGGCTGTATACCTAATCGGCGGTAACGGGATCACATTCGACAACGTTTGTCTGGTGAATGCTGCGACATCCATGACGGACAACGTGCCCCTGAAGATCTCACAAGCTATTCAGGTGAGCTGGAGAGGTGGATGCATTCAAGCGCCTGATAGTAACCACGACGACGTGCTGATCATCGGCGCGGACACGGGTGGAACGGAGATCCAACCGTCCGGACTGTTCTTTTTCGACGGGGCGGGAGGCAATTTCTGGATTGGCAACGGGGTTCACTACGACCAGCGGGTCAACACCTGCTGCTCGGGCCCTGGGAATTTTCATTTCTGGAATATCCTGGTCGAAGACGCCGCCGGAGCGATCTTTCGCGTCACCAACTCGACTGGCAATCCAGGCAGCCAAGCAATGCCTGGAATGCATGAATTGGATTTTCAGAATTTTGAAGCGTCCGATGGTGCCGCGAATACGCCACTGCTCAATTTCAACTCCGGTGGTTCGCTTCTTTCCGGACTCCACATCAAGAACTTTAATGGCGGAAACGGAGCATACGCGGTTGAGCTCCAGGCCGGGACTCTCCAGAACTGTGACGTATTCGGCAGCACCGTGCGCGTCCTGGATTCAAGCGGAAACCCAGCGGGGGACTGCATTCAACAAAACAATTCCGGGCTCGATTATGTTGCCAGCAGTAGCAATGTTGACCGTCTGCGAACGGACATCGGCACGACCGGGTCGAACGACGGGTCCGCATTCCGGGCCACCGTGGCCGGAAACCAGTTCGCGTCGCTGGGGCTGGACCCAGCGCAGGGTCTCCTTTTCGGCGATGGGGCGAGCTACGGGTACAACGGGCAGGTTTATCAGCCGGCGAAGGGGGCCGTCGACATCGGCTTTGCCAGCACGCTCCCGCCGACCGGCGTCACGGGTGTTGCGACGACTGGTGGTTCTCTCACGGCGGGAACGTATTACTACTTCGTGCGCAACACGACCAATACGCTGTGCTCAACAGGAATGTCCGCGCCCTCGATTATTTCAAACGGCGTTGCATTAAGCGGTTCGAATAACGCGGTGAGCCTCACCTGGACTCTTCCTCCGGCGGGCGCGGGCACCAGCGTTGGCTACTGCATTTTTCGGTCCACCCAGCCTGCCGGCTATAACCCCCAGGCACAATACCCGTCCGTCTTCGTCGCTGGCGCCTCAATGACCAGCTATACAGACACGGGCACTGGTTTCGGCTGCTGCAACCTCGTCGCGGCTTACAACGTGATGCAGTCTGCTCACCGGTTTACTCCGAATTCGCTCGGAGTGAATACTACGAACCCTCAGTTCAACCTTGACGTCAATGGCACTGCCGCGGTGGGTTCGCTAAACGGCGTCCAAAAGGCGGAGCGCTTCGCTGGTAGCGATGCAGCCGCGAAGATCAACGCATGCCTCACGGCGGCGGCGAGCACGTCCGGACTCTGCGATGCCCGGGGGCTGACGGGCACACTGACTGCTTCGTCACACATCTCGGTCCCCGGCGGAACTGCGCTCTTGTGGGGGCCGGCACAGCTCACGGTCAACGACAGCACCACGAAGGATGCGATCGAGTTGATGGGCGACGGCGCTTCGGTAATCGGCTATCAGGAAACGGGGCAGGGAACCGTACCTCGCCCCGATACTTCCGGATACATCGCCTGCGGGATCGCCGGCTGCACGACGGTCGACAATCCGAATGCCGCGACCCGCAACGTTGACTGGGTTCACATCAACGGAATGTATCTGCTAGCGAACGGCGCGAGTTCGACAGTCCTCAACCTCACAAGCGTGGGTCATGCGGACATCGAAAACAACCGGTTCATCCTCGGCGGCGGGGGCGGTTCGTACGGAATCTACGGCGATACCTCGACTGGCAACCAGGACTCGACGAACTCGCTGGTCAAGCACAACGAGTTCGACCCCGAATCACAGAACGACATCTGCGCGTACTTGGCCGGCGTCTTCAATTCCGTCGTTTTCGAACAGAACTCGTGCTACCTGCCGGCAGCCAACACGGGCACGCAGGGATTTGTCCTGGCCAAGGACACGAACGGGAATTACCCGGACAACGATGAGTTCTACGGCAACGACTGCGAGGCAGCAACCACTTCGTTCGGCCAAGTCTGCTTCAATATCATCGGCGCGCAAAGCATTGTGATCGGCCCCAACAACCGGTGCGAGAATGTGTACAACTGCTTCCAGTTCCCGGCAGACGGCTCTGCCGTCGGGATTCACCTACTCGACCCTTACATTTCACTCTCTGCGAACACGGTGATCAAACCGAATGAGCCGGCCGCCGCGATGCTGGCGGTCGACAACAACGGTCACAACTGGCAACCCTCGATGCATTTCGGAGTGAACGACCTCGCCGGGCCGAACCTCCTCGGCAATGCAGGATTCGAAGGCTGGCAAAACTCAACGACGCTGGACTACTGGGCCGGCGTGAGCGGAACGAGCATCAATCAGGGAGGAAGCGGCGTTTACACGCAAGAAACCAGTGCAGGCGCCAATCCCGCGGCCGATTCCTACACTCAGGGAACGTATAACGTTCGCGTCGGTGACGGCGCAACCGCCGGCCTCGGCCTGAACTCGGCATGCATTCAGGTTGATTCGACTCTCGAGTACACGCTTATGTTCCGCGTCGCTTCCGGCTCTACGTCGAATAATTTCCGCCCAGGATTCCGTTTCTACTCGGATCCGAACTGCACCGAAGCAAGCAAAATCACGAACATCGCAACGAACGCGCGCGTGCTCAGCCCCGCGGACTATGCGGGGGTTTCAACTCTCGCAGGCACCGGCGCGAACTGGCAGTCGACAAACGCCTCCCTCACCTACAACAACGGAATCACGTGCAACTGCAACGTAACCGGTGCGGATTGGCAGGTCGCGATTGCAAATGCCTGGACCGCCACCCGCAACTTCGGTATTACGTTTCGAGTTCCGAACGCGTACAGCAACTCGAGCACGATCGCCCACTCGATGCGGGCCTTCTTGCTTGAAAACACCGCGGCCTCCAATAACTATGTCTACTTCGACGACGTGGCCCTCAGCCAGGGCCCTGTTTCTCCGGATCTCCGCGCGGCGCCACTCGCGGATAGCGGCAACGGTGGGGCCGTAAACGGATATGCAAGTTACAACTTCAGTGGCAACGTAACTCTGCAGGCGAATACCGGCTTCGGCGGAACGCTCACGCACAACAACACTGCGAGTCGCACGTACACCTTGCCGGACGCCTCGGGAACGGTGGCACTTCAGACACCGCTGGCATCTTGGGGCCTGCAACACGCGGGCGCGGCGCAATCGTTTTCATCGAATGCGGTAAAAGTGTGGGGAATCATTATTCCGTACGGGGTCGGTTTCAGCCACCTCGACTACAGCGTCTCGACCTCTGACTCGAACACGTCCGATAACTACGACATCGGGCTTTATGGGCCGTGCGCTGTCAACACGTCGAGCTGCCCCCTTGTGACACACATCGGGGCACAGAATCTGACGTCAACCGGATACAAACAGGCAAGCGTCACGTCGGGCACGATTCAACCCGGACTGTATTGGATCGCGATTACGGGGAATGCGACGACGGCTCAGGTTGCCACTACTTCGGTGAGCGAGTGGACTGCTTGCCCCTCGACAAATTCGACGACAACCTCAAGCGGCGGGGCGCTTCCATCGACCATCGCCACGCCAAACTGCTCAGCACCCCAGTGGACGGGCGGCGCAGTTGTCGGAATCGGAATCGAATAAGCCGGCCTGCCTTCGAGGCGTCAGCGCTCGCATAACATCCCAAGTTGTGCTGGGCTAAAGACAGAGAACGGAACTGCCGTAGCTGATCAGGGGAGGTCTCAATGCCCGTTGTACCGACAACCGGATACTCACAAGCGGAAGACGCGCTGACCCTGGCGCGCGCGCTGAT